TTAAAGTTATGACTACAGAAGCTGAAAAGAAAAAGAAGTCAGAGTTAGGCACGAAAATACGTTCGTGGAGAGAAACAAAAGCTGATATGAAAAAGAAAATAGAGGCTTCTAAACCAGGAGATAAAAAATGATATTTAATTGGATTAAAACCGTATTAGGTGTTAATGATAAACCTTTAGTTTTAACTGACGAAGTTGAACCAAAGAAAAATGAAATTAAACCTATTATTGTAAAACCTTCATTTAAAACTAAAAAAGATTTGTCAAGCATGACAAAAGGAAGATTAGAAGAAGTTGGTAGAATTTATGGTATAGAATTAGACAAAAGATTAACTAAAGCTAAACTAGTAGATCAACTTTGGAAACAACTAAAGAAATAAACGATGGCAGAGTTCGTTAAAAAGCCAATAGAGCATACTAACGGACATTGTCAAAATTGTGGACATCCTAGCCATTGCGGTGGAAGTTTACAACAAGAAGTACGAGACTATGCTTGTGATGGCGGCGAATTGCGTATGATAGAAGTGTGTAAGTCTTGTAGATGCAAAAACTGTACTAAATAGTACTGAAAGAAAACGATTATGAAAATGCATAAAGGATTTGTAGAACACGAAACTACTCCAAAGAAAACAAGTATTGGAAACAATACCTCTAGGATTAAAAAGTCTAGTATGAATAAACATAAAAGACGTTCGTACAAACCATATAAAGGACAAGGAAAGTAATATGAGATTAGATCAGCTATTTTTAAAAGAAGAAGACTCTACAGTAAAAACTATGTCAATGCCAGAAAAAGTTTCTGCGTTTGATAGATTAAAGCCAGGTCAAGAAATTGGCTTATGGTTTGACTCTGTTATTAGAAGAGCTGATAAGTATAAACCATTTGTAGTAGGTAGAAAAACAAGTTCAAAATTACGTCCTTTAGAAAAAATTACATTATTACAAAAAAGCAAAGATGGTGGAACAGGTGGAATGAAATACTACCTATACAAAAGAAATGGTGATAACGTTAGTTTAGCTATGGGCGATATGGCCGCAAGTTTAGTAGACATTCAAGAATCTAATATTGTAGAAGCTACAGAAACTATTATGGAAAGAATAGTACTAGATATAGACTATAGCAGAAATCCAGATGCCTTAATGAAAGCAATTAATGCAATGGCAAGAAGATTAGACCTTACATTAATGAATGCTCCACAATCAATTAAAGATTTAAAAGAAAAAGGATTTGCTAGAATAGAAGGTAAAGATGCAGACATTATGTCATTTGTAAATTATCTATATTCAAAAGGTATTGAGCCAACATACGATATTCAAAATATGGATAAAGTACAAACACCAGATTTAAATGCTAATCCAAATATGCCTGCATTTATAGGCAAGAAAAAAGAACCAGCAACTACTGAAGCAAAAGCTACAGCAGGACCAGACAAGTGTTGGCCAGGATATAAAAAAGTTGGTACCAAACCAGGCACCGGTAAGAACAAAGGCAAAACAGTCAACGACTGTAAAAAGGCATAGGAGAGAATAATGAGATTACATGATCTATTTCTACTAAAAGAATATGATGATCTGGAAACAGAAAAGCAAGGTATTATCTCTGCTATATCTGGACTTCGTGCTGACAACGAAGAAGATGCTAAACTATTAGATAGAATTTATAAAGTATTAAACACAGGCCAAATTGGTCAAAACATTTCAAACGCATTTGCAGTACCATTAGAAGGTGAACCATTAAGTGATAAAGAAAAAGCTCTAGTAGTACAAGATATGACTACTATTATTTCTCAATCAGATAATGATTTTAAATCACTTTCAGGTATGACAGATATGTTAGAAAAAGGTGGCGTTGTTGATGTTGGAGCATTAGATTCTCCACTAACTACATTCAGCAATGTATTCCAACACCCAGCGGCAGTTAAAGTATTTCATGCATTAAAGAACTATGGAACTGGTAAAAAACAAAAAGGTCCAGGTGAATATGCTTTGGCTTGTTTAACTAACAAAATTAGATTAGCGGCAGGTGAAGGTGATCTTGAAGTTGATGGTATTGGAAAAGTAGAATTAAAATCAGCAGTATCTAGCACAGGTGGACGTATAGGTTACGGTGGTGGATCACAAAAAGCTAAAAGAGCGGTATTAGACAAATACGCAGAAAGAATTCCAACAGTTATGGGTGCTATCGGTGGTAAAGGTGGTTCGTTGGGATTAAGTAAATTTGTTCCAGCACTAGCACAAGACTTACCACTTAATGATGCAGACAGTAAAAAATTAAGAGAACAAATTGCAAGTGAACTGTTAACAATGGATATGGAAAACTTTGCACAACCAATTATAAAAGCATTTGGTAGTACAGATAGTCCAGAACAAATTGAAGACGAATATTTAAAAGCAAACTTTGCATGGTATAAAAATAGAGATGATTTTGACGCTCTATTACTATGTAGTTTCCCTAACGAGAAGTTTGCTATGATTAAAAATGAAAATGATTTAATTGCATTTAGAAGAGGCGGACAAGCTAACTCAACAAGTATAAGTATTATTCCTACACAAGCAGGTGCAGGAAGAGAGCAATGGGCTCAGCTTACACTAAACAAGGCTAAGGTATAACATATGATGTTTTGGTATTATTGGGCATTAAAAGCAATAGCAGGCGGAATTATAGGAAGTGCATTTGCTAATTGGTTCCAAGGAACTAAAGTAGGTATATGGTTTTTTAAAAAAATAGAGAACATAATGCATTGGGCGGCTGATCGTTACAACTTAGAAATACTAAAAACTGAAAGTAGGTTTGCAAAAAAATATCCTACAATAATGGAAAGATTAGAGAAATTAGAAAAAAAGAGAAAGTAGTACTATGTCTATAGAAGCTTGGGAAAATAGGTACACAGTTAGAAAGTTTTCAGAAACTAATAGAGAAATTAATCCAGAACATCTAAAATATCTAGAAACAGCATTAAACAACTTACCATATCAGTGCAATATAAAATCTGATGTATGGATATATCTTGGCAGTAGTGATAGAGACTTAGAATTCAGAAAATGGTTGATGGAAAACGTTTATAATATGTGGAATCAAAAACATGAATTTCAGGAGCATATGTTACCAGTACTTCAAGCACCAGCCATTATGTTATGTGCTAAAACTAACCAGGCTTGGTTAGATGGAGCAGGTGACAGACTAGCCAAAGATATAGATGATATAGCTAACAGAGCAGAAGGTATATTTACTGGTGCAATAATTGCTATTATGTTGAGCTTTGGATACAAAGTAGGAACCTTTCGTTGTACTGATGGATTAGAAAGAGATACTCCATCTGCCAAATTAGAATATTTTACTAACTACATTAACGATAGATATCAAGATGAACTTGCAAATATGTTCAAGACAAAATTAGCTGAGGCTCCTTTTATAAATCGTAACAAGGATCCAGAAGAATTTAAATTTGACCCAGGTACAGTAGTAGCATTTGGTCCTGAAGATGAAAGGTACATAGATGTTAAAACTGGAAAGGCTCTAACAAGAGGAACCAACAAAGCAGAATGGAATGGGTACGGATTCCACTCATATAAGATAACTGGAAGAACAACGTACAATATTCCTTCTTGCATCTTTCAATAGGAAACAAATATGAAGCACATTTATCTAGTATGTACTCGTAGTGCAATAAGTGCTAGTGCATTAACTTATATCATAAATCAAAGTCCACAGTTCTATAACACAACTCATCATAATCTTTACATAGATGAAAACGGTACATTCAATAAAGCAGTTACAATAAATGACTGGTGGAATATATCATATGAGTATGATAAAATATATAACAAAGACGTAAGAAACAACGAAATTATGTCCTTAGATACATTAAGAACATTATGTGATAATTGGACCATAGACAAAGATATTGCATTGTTTACACACGCAACTAACACAAACGATATAATGAAATGGCGTGATGAGTTTAATTTACCCGTAAAGGTAATTACTACAGTCATGGGAAAAAATTGTTTTAATTATTTAGATATGTATTTAAAAAGAGAGTATAGTAGTATAATGAACAAGTTTACTGACTTGTTTGATACTTGGAAACACGTATATACGCAATTTTTATCTATAGATACTATGTGGTCAACTAACGCAGATTATGTACTAGAAATGCATGATTGGCTAGATGATCCAAAAATAGTATATGATAAATTAAATATACACAGTAATACACATATTATACAATGGGTAAAAGAATATAAGATGGTTAATAGCTATACAGAACTAGACATTGATAAAAATAATGTATCTAATAAACTAAAGACAATATGTTACATTTACCATAAATATGAGTATATGCTCCATAACGATATGGCCAAGCGTTTATTTGCAATAGCAATATTTGAATGTGTTAACGAATGGAAAGAAAATAATACCATGCAAAACATAATCAATAATGTTGCAAACAAGGCAAGATTGAACTTGACTAATAACTAGTTAACGTATATAATATAAACTTAACTTAACAGAAGGAGAATTTGCATATGAGTATTTCATTCAGTAATGAAGATATTGAAAAACTTAAAAGGCTAATTCAAGAAGGATCACAAGTCATTGGCGAAGTCGAAACCTTAAACGAGGGATTGAAAGACACGGTCAAGCATATAGCAGAAGAAATGGGAATCAAACCAGCTATCCTTACTAAAGCAATTAAGGTAGCATCAAAAGGTGAGTTTGGTAAACATAGAGATGACTTTGATACTCTTGAATCTATTTTGCATAGTGTCGGAAAAGACAGCTAGTAAGTGGAAAAGAACACACCCTACATTCCTACCTCAAACAATACATGGTGTGCCAGTCCTTGGACAGAAATCCATATAGATCAAGAAGGCGAAATGGTTTTTTGCTGTCAAGCAAAAGACGTAGTAGGAAACGTCAAGACAGATTCAATTAAAGAAATCTTTAATGGACGTCTTTACAAAAAAGCTAGATTAGAAACAATATCTAATATTTGGCCTAAAGGGTGTCATTTATGTGAAAGAGCAGAAAAGGTTGTTGACCGAAGTATGCGATATCAACAACAAGAAACGTACGAAGCTAACTTAGATCCAGTAATACCAGACATTACAAAAGACTATAAGATACAAAAATTTAAAATTGATTTTAGTAATCAATGTAATTTAAGATGTACAATGTGTAGTCCTAACAGAAGTACTGGTTGGTTCAAAGATGCTAAAATGCTTATGGACTCTGAACTAACAAGAACAGAAGTAGGTAGAGCAGTACACGTTCAACAAAAAGATGACACACTTCCATATAGTATAGAAAGATATGGAATTCCTAATAATGTTGTAGATGATAACTTAGATATTATATTAAGTACAAAAATGATTGACATAAGTGGTGGCGAACCATTTTATACACCACAGTTCAAACACCTAGTAAATAAATTAGTAGAACATGATTACAAGGGAAGATTAAAAGTCATTACAAATTTAACATTATTAGATACAGAATTATTAGAAAAACTAAAAAAGATTAATACTACATTAATTGTTAGTATGGATGCCACAGGGCATTTATATGAATATGTAAGACCTAGTACACCGTTTGGAAAGTATAAAGGTCAAGACATACAAAACAAAATCATTGAACTAAAACATGAACATAATTTAGATATGGCTATAAGCTATACACCACAACTGTTCAATGTATACAACATACAAGAATACATAGATTGGCTACAATTTGCCAAAATAAGACCAAGACATGAATTTATGTTTAATGGTCCTGTTGTTCACCCTAGGTATTTAACTATAGCGGTACACCCTGATATGGATTACAAATTAAGACTTGCAGATATGCTCGAAAGAGATTTTGGTAAAGGTGGTAGGTTAAACGGAGTAATTAACCTATGTAGAAAACCAAGAGATAATGAAGAACTTGATAACTGGAAATTTTTTTGTAAAATCACATCAATGCTTGACAAACATAGAAAAACAAGTATAATAAACTATATTCCGCAATTAGAAAAATACTGGGTTAAGAACGTATGAGTTATGTAGACGCAATTCACAATAAAGAAAAAGATATAGTACAGGTAGTTGAACGTGTAAACGGTAAACGTGAGTTCAAAGAAATTCCTGCAAAATATACTTTTTATTACAAAGATGCACGTGGAAAATTTACCAGTATATTTGGTGAAAAGCTAGAACGTGTAGTTTGTAATACTAGTAAGAAATTCAATACAGAAAAAAAGATTAATGCACACAAAGGACTATATGAAAGTGATGTAAATGTTGTTTTTAAAACATTTGCTGAAAATTATGATCCTAACGAAGTGCCAAAACTTAATATTGCATTCTTTGATATTGAGACAGACTTTAATAAAGAAATGGGGTTTGCTGACCCAAGCGATCCTTTTAATCCTATAACGGCTATCAGTTTACATTGTAATTGGCTTGAATCAACTATATGCCTTGCAATTGGTCCTAAAACTATGAGCTTTGATGAAGCTCAAGCAGTAACTAACAAATTTGAAAATACTATACTGTTTAAAACAGAACGTGAGATGCTTGAAGCATTTCTTGACTTAATTGATGATGCTGATATTTTATCAGGTTGGAACAGTGAAGGTTTTGATATTCCTTACATGGTTAACCGTGTATCTAAAGTAATGAGCAAAAGTCATACACGTAAATTTTGTTTATGGGATAAAATGCCTAAAGAGAGAAGGTTTGAAAGATATGGTGCAGAACAACAAACATTTGATTTAATTGGTCGTGTACATTTAGATTACATGGAACTATATCGTAAGTACACATATCATGAAATGCACAGTTATGCATTGAATGCTATTGGCGATTATGAGCTAGGAGATAAAAAAGTTGAATATGAAGGCACACTAGATCAGTTATACAACAATGACTTTGAAAAGTTTATTGCATATTCTAGACAAGATGTTGAACTACTTGTTAAGCTAGATGCTAAACTACAATTTATTGATTTGGCAAACGTACTAGCACATTCTAATACTGTATTGCTACAAACAACAATGGGTGCGGTTGCACAAACAGATCAAGCTATTATTAACGAGGCACACAGGCAAGGACTTATTGTTCCTGATAAACGTTATGACAAAGATACAACACAGGCCGCAGGTGCTTATGTTGCAACACCTAAAAAAGGTATGCATAAGTGGGTTGGCAGTATTGACTTGAACAGTCTATATCCTAGTATCTTACGTAGTGGTAATATGAGTACAGAAACTATTATTGGACAAGTACGCCATACTTATACAAAAGAAATGATTGAAAATGCAAAAACTGTAGCAGAAGCCTGGGAAGGAAGATTTGCTACATATGAGTATGAAAAAGTTATGGAAAAAGATATAGTTGAAAAGTTATATCTTGACTTTGAAAACGGCGATGAGTTTGAAGCAACTGGTGCAGAAATATATGAATTAATTTTTAATAGTGGCCAACCTTGGATTATTAGTGCTAACGGCACAATCTTCTCATATGAGAAAAAAGGTGTTATTCCTGGTTTGCTAGAACGTTGGTATGCAGAACGTAAAGAGTTACAAGCAAAAGCACGTGAAGCTAGAGCAGAAGGCGGAGATGCATTTGCATTTTGGGATAAGAGGCAGTTGGTTAAGAAGATTAACTTGAACAGTTTGTATGGTGCGTTATTGAATCCTGGTAGTAGATTCTTTGATAGTAGATTGGGTCAAAGTACAACACTAACAGGTAGAGTTATTGCAAGGCATATGGCGGCAGAACTAAACAAGGTTATTGCAGGCGAATATGATTATATGGGTAAAGCTATTGTGTATGGTGACACAGACTCTACTTATTTTAGTGCATATCCTGTTTTAAAAGATCAAATTAAAAAAGGTGAAATTAATTGGGACAGAGATAATATTATTTCTTATTACGATGCAGTATGCGAAGAAGTAAACAAAACGTTTCCTGCATTTATGAATAAAGCATTTCATACTACATTAGAGCTAGGCCAAATTATTGCGGCTGGTAGAGAAATGGTAGGAAGTAGTGGATTGTTTATTACAAAGAAACGTTATGCAATGTTAGTATTTGATAACGAAGGTAAACGTGAAGATACTGACGGCAAAGCTGGTTACATTAAAGCTATGGGCTTAGATCTAAAACGTAGTGATACTCCACCATGGATGCAAGACTTTCTTAAAGATCTTTTACTAGAAGTACTTACTGGTACTGAAGAAAATGATATATTAGAAAAGATTATTGAATTCCGTAAAAGCTATAGAGAAAAGCCAAGTTGGCAAAAAGGTAGTCCTAAACGTGTTAACAACTTAACCGCTTATAGAGGCAAAATGACCAAGTATGATAAAGATAGAAAACGTGCTCATGACACAGGCAAAAGTGTAGCTAATATTAAAAAGCCGGCTATGCCAGGTCACGTTACTGCCGCATTGAATTGGAACAAGCTAAGGCAAATCAATAGCGATAGTTATGCAGTAGAAATTACTGATGGTATGAAAACTATTGTTT